AGATAAGCATCGTAATCTTCTCTAGGTTCTAATGGTAAAAACGCTTCACTATTTTCTCTTAAATATTCTGTTCCTTCACTAACAGCTTTCATTATTTCCCAACCCTTCACCATATCCAATACGGCCCTGGTACGAACGAATGGACTATCAACACTTCCTACAGAAGATGAAGCAGTAATACTTGTTTTTAATAATCCTGGGAGTGCGTAGGTCATGAGTTACCACTTAGTTTTGTTAGCCCAAAAAGCTGCCGACATTTTGCCTTTTGCTATATTCTTAGCATGACGAGCTTTAAAAGACTTACGTCTTGCTTTTTCTTTTTCGGTTTGGGGATTTTTCCCTGCACCAGATACACCCTGTTGACCATAGCGTATTAATTTTATTTTATCGCCTTCTTTTGCTAATACAACATGAGATTTAGTGGGATGGTTAGGAGTTCTCTTAGGTTTATTAAATCCAGACAGTCCGAATCTCTTTAACCTTGAATCTTTTGTCATTTACCCACCCTGTTCATTGCCATTTCGTGAGCTTTCTTGAAGCTAAATCCATCACGCATTTTGCGTTTCATATAATTCAAGTGCCTATCGGTATGGTGCACCGAATGTTCCTCTAATTGTTTACGTTGTTTTGGTGTTAATCTCATTTTTTCTTACGTTTTGTTCTAGTTTTACGCTTATGTTGATATTCTATCTTCTTGCTGCTAGTTTTTTCACGTTTAAATCTTGCTTTTTCACTAGCTGTCATCTCTCCTACTGTCTTAGGTGTCTTACTTGAGACACGTTTACTTGGTCTACACGCTGGGTATCCTCTTTTTTCTCCTTTTGTACGACCACAAGGTTTGCCAGTTTTAACATCAACCCAATTTTCCTTGAACCAACGTGTTAAACCACTTTTGGCTCTAGGACTTGTACTACTTTTTCTTTTTTGTGGCACGTTTTTTCTCCACTCGGTAAGTTCCACCACGCTTTTTATACTCTCGGACTAACCAAGCATTAGCGTAGGCAGAAGGATAGACAGCAAACTTACGTTTTGCTTCTGACTTTACTCTAGAGTATAAAGCTTTATTTACAGGTACATTCGCCACGTTTTTTACCTCCTTTCTTCTTTTTTTTCTTTTTTGTTGTGGATTTCATTGACCCACCATAACCATAAGCCATAAGAAAGAAGTATCTTAGTATATTCTAAACGCAGTCTGACCTAATGTCTCTGGTTTTGCTAAATTAAATTGCTGTAAACAAAGATAACCAAAAGCATCAAAAGCATGATCAACTCCCAGATGTTTATTAGGCATCCCTGTATTTGGAGCGTAAGTTAAAGTTCTTAATGCTTTTATCAATTCCTTACATCTTGGATGGATAAATGTTCTTTGGTTTCCATCAGCATCTAACAAGGCAGTATTAACAGCAGTTATCTTATCTCTGATTTTCCAGGGAGACTTAGGACTCATAACAGTAAAACCATTCCTTCTTAAAATTGTATGGTCTGTAACACCGACTCCACTAGTTTTTCTTGCACTACCTGTAGGGTCAGGACAAGCAATTACCCTTCGATCTACTCCATATCGTCTTACAACCTCTTCCGCAAAATCCCAAGTTGTTGCCCCACCCGTCAACATGATTTCATCAAACACATAAAGACAATCATTATGCTTTACCGCACAAACTCCTGCCATAGGGTCTACGTTAAAATCCAACCCAATCAATAAAGGCATCATATGTAAGTCCTGCACTTCCTTAGAAATATTTTCATCAGTAAAACTAACGGCAACTAAACCAGTAAGATTTTCAAAACTAGCTTCAAATTCTTGCCTGAATGTCCTTGCATCTAACTGACCCCTAGCTGCTTCGACTTCTTCTTCTTTTACATTACCTCCCTGGATCGTAGTAAAACTCCACCTTTGCCAATCATCTCGGTCGGTTTCTCCGCAATAACACCACATATCGTAAAACCAACTAGCAGTTCCATCTGGTGTGCTAATAAATAACGCCCACCCCTGTTTATCTGCCAAAGCTGGTCTTATAACTTCTGACCACACACCCTGATCCATAAACGCTGCTTCATCTAACACTACCCCCGAAAGACTTCTTCCCCTTAATGCCATCGCATTTTCTGTTCCTTTTAACTCGATTGTCGATCCATTAATCAATTCAATCCGCAAATCTGTCTCGTTTTTGCTCTTTATCCATAATCGAGGCACTAATCTTTTTAATTCTTTCCATGCAATATCTTTTGCCATTCGATATGTCGGTGCACAGTAAAAATATGTCTCCCCTGGTCGGTTTATCGCTCCACGAAGTAGTTCGATACAGGATAAATAAGATTTTCCGAATCTTCTGCCAGCTACGAGGACACGAAATCGTTTTTCACAGTTGAAAACCTGTCCTTGAGCATGTCTTAAACTTATTTCTGGAGTTCTAGGCATATGAAAATAACGAGATTGCTCTAAAAACGTGTGTTGTTCTAGCTGCATACACAAAAAATAACAAAAAAATCAACTAATATCCCCTAGTTATAGCCTAAATTACAATTTCTAGGTTATCATTCAATTAATACCTTATCTGATTGAGTCCGTGGCTGAATCGTTTTTGTCTGGTTTCGTTCCAGAAGATCATAAAGAACAACAAGCAAAACAAAAAAGAAGAGCTAAATTTGCTCCGAATACACAAGAGCATATTCAAGCAAGAGCACAAAGATTGTATTCTCGTCAGTTAGATGGGAAAACAACAAGGCAACTTGTTCTTGAACACGCAAAGATTGAAGGTATTGGAGAAACTTCTGCTTGGAACGATTGGAATAGAGTAAAGAAATGGAATAACGAAGATTGGGATAAAGATAGAGAAAATATGCTTCCCAGGCTTCAAGCGATGAGAGTCAGATTATTTAATAAGGCAGTTTCAAAAGGTCAATTACAAACAGCAGCACAAATCCTGGATTCATTAGGCAAGGTTATTGGAGAGTCTGTAGAGACAGTCAATATTCAAGCACCTGAACTATCTATAAAAGTAGAAACAAAGTAGTACATATTTATTAGTAACAAAGATTTGGGATATATGTTTAAGGTACCCGGCATAGCTATATAATTAGTAACATTTGATACACTACCCCCTATCATATGATATGTAACATTTGATCTATTATGATGTCATAATTGATCTATTAATATGTCACATATTACCTTGCTATGCTGTTATAGTGATGTTATAATTAATACATAAGGAAAGAGAAATCTTTCCAAATTACATATCTTGTTGGGAGTCTCGGACTCGACATCCAGACCAAAGAGAAGTAACACAGGAAGCGTTACTTTTCCCAGACTTCAGGATAAGGAGACAAAAAAAAATCCTTAATCACCTGAAGAAGAAAGCAAATAGGTTCGACTATGATTTTGCTTTCATGCCTTACAAGAAACAAAGATACTTCTTTTATCTCTAAGCTGTTGCACTCAGAGCAAACCAGAGAGACAACAAGAGCTTAAATCTTCGGATCGGCTTTCTTTCTCTCCTCAACAGCACTTGCAAGCCCTACAACAGCTTACAGATAAAAGGTATCTAATCCTTTTATCTTTATTTCACTTATCCAAAGGTTAATTTTTAAATTATGACTTATGCAGTAATGACTTACAAAGGAGCATTTGACGGCTGGCAAGATGCAAGCGATAACAACATTCGCAAGCATCAGCAAGACGCACTTGAGTATTGTGAGCTACTCGAAAGAGTTAGACCTCAATACATTCACAAAGTACAAGTTTTATCCGAACCAAGTCTTCCTATGTTTTCATCTTTGCGAGTTGGTAATCCAAAAAATGAGGTTTACACACTTCCCAAAGGTCAGTATTTAAAACTAAGAAAAAGAAATTTATTTCAAAGAATCGTTAGGAGATTATTTTTCTAATGTCTGAAATAGAACTTCTATTCTTTGAGGATCAGGAGCAGTTTTCTAAGCTGTTCTCTGATCTATTTATTTATGACTTCGATTCTTTGGAGATTTTACAAAATGAACAAAATTAAATTTATTTGTTTTTCTATTTTGTTTGGATCGATTATTTATTCTGGTTTTGGTATTTACCAAACTTTGGAAGCGATCCAATCAAACTATTTACAAACTTTATCAACTTATCAAAATGAAAATTAAAAGACTAGGAGCCAGTAAAACTATATTGGCTCTTTCTTCTGGATCTGAAATTTTTTATTCTTATGAGACTCCTGTAGCTTATCAAATGCATACTGGGGAATTATTCAAAACTGAGGAATATTATTCTAGGACAACTTCCAAGCACATCAC